CAGCTAAGGTAAACCCATAAAGGAATTGCCAAAAATTAAAGGCTTGCCCCAACTGACAAGCCTATTGTAGAACAACACATGATGTTTGTCAAGCGTTTTTCAGTAAAAATTTTATTTTTATTGAGAAAATTTTAGAAACAGGCATTTTTAGCCCCGAAATACCTGTCTGATAGGCGGCAGTTCACCGCTCTTTGCCCTCTCGGTCTGTATAGCATAACATTTTGCCGCTATTAAAGCAAGCGAAAACAGCCCTTGTATCTCAAAGGGCTTGCCTGCGTCTGTTGTATTGCCTAAGCCGCTTTCGGCTTTATAAATCGCACTCGGTATTCGTCGCGGCACTCTTTCAAGATTTCCAACAGCTCCGCTCTTTTTTGACGAGGAGAATACCAAACTCGTTTACCCTCTCGATTCCTGAGCTGGGAGTGAGGGCGGTCATTGTACCTGTTTAACCACGCTCCCATTTTCTCCTGCAATTCGTCCAGAGTTTTGAAAGTCAGGTGATTATAAAAAGCCTCTTGGTCGGAACGGTGGCTACGCTCAACCTTGCCATTATGTCGCGGCGTTCTCGGCTTAATGAGTTTATGGTGGATTCGCAATTTCTCCAAAAGTTTATCCATAATGTGCACGGTGCCCTCTTTGGCGTTTGCAGGCGTGGTAAACTCCGTGCCGTTGTCTGTCTGTATCGTATGCGGCATATAGCCGAAATACACAATCGCACGTTTGATAAAATCGACCGTAGACCAGCCACTGTGCTCATTGTAGGCGTAAATAAACCTTTCCCTTGTCGCCTCGTCAATAATCGTGTACTGAAAAAATTTCTCATACGCCAGATTGCCTATGTAACACTCTTTCGGAACGTACTTTACATCGAGTTGCCATTTCTGCCCCAACATCTCAGGCGTAAAATACGGTTGCTGTATGTACGGCTCTTTGATTTCCTCGTGAGGGCGCAGACCGTTCTTTACCACAAACCGATAAAGCCCGTAGTAAGTGCGGCTGTAAGCGTAACGCTGGCGCAGAATACCCAAAGCCTCCGCGTAGGTTATATCGGGGTGCTCGGTGAATATATCCACGATTTGCTGGCGTTCCTCTTTCGTGTGCGCGTTAAAGTGCGGAGTGTGCGGAACGCAAGAGCCGTTTTCAAGACTTTTCAAAGTTCCGTCGTACTGCGCTTTCCATCGCCACAAACTGCGCTCGGTGCATTTCGTCTTTTTGGCTACCCAGAGAATATCGTTACCCTCTACGAGCCACATTTTCAATGCCTTTTCTTTTTCTTTCGGTGAGTATCTCATACCTCGCATAATTCCGCCCTCCTCTGTGAAAGTAGAATTATTATAACACCTTTCGGAAAAAATTTCAAGTCCACCTGTGAGCAAGCGATTTCAACTCTCAAAAAATCAAAAACAAAAAACAACAACTCTCCTCGTGTGCGCGTGCGCGTTCTGCCTGTCAGTCAGTCAAGAATATTAAAAATTTTTTTAGATTTGGATTTAGGATTAGGATTGATAATTTTTAATATTCAGTTTACCTTTCTCTTTATCTTTCCCTTTTGATTTTGATTTAGATTTATATTTGTATCAATTTGCATTACACTTGCATTTAATTTGCATTGCAAGACTTATGCAAGTGCATTACATTTGCATAGCGTTTGCATACCAAAAAAGGCATAAAAATAAGACGGTTTTGCCCGTCTTATTTTACTATAAAAGTATTACTAAACAGCCGCGTCCAAAGCCTCCGTTTTGTCCGTTTCGGGCGGCTCAGATTCCAACATTTCGGGAGCCGTTATGCTTTCGGGGGTGGGATTGTCTGCCACGAATTGCTGGAACTGATGTATGAGGTCTATCTGGTCGCTCATATAGTTTACCGTATCATATACGATATTCTCATAGCCCATTTTGTACCCCGTAAAGCCGTTGAGAATCACGGGCATAAGTTTGAGACAGCAAGCGGCGAAAGTCGCCCAATTCGGATTGATAACTACATCTAAGACAATTATGCTCGTCAATAATGTAGTAACCGAAATCTTAATAAACTTTACGCCGAACGCTATGCCTTTTTTCGTGGTCGGATTCGTATCGAGCGGAACGCGCCGCCCTGCACCCCTGCCGCGCTTAAAAATCATTTCGGGCGTGAGCTTTATCGGCTTTACATTGTTTGCTCTTATAATAGCCTTTCTTTGCGGCTCTGTGAGCTCCGCAACCTGCGCTAACGCCTTTTTACTCATACCGACATATTTTTCCTTGTAGAGCTTAAAATCAAGCCCTACATCGGATATAATCGCGTGGCGCGTGCTTTGCAGTTCGTCTATGATAAAGTGCCTACAAAATTCAAGTAACCGCCCCTGCTGTTTGTCCGATATAATTTTCTTTTTCAGCGTGTCATACTCTCCGAGCGTCTTTTTATACGCCTCGCTTTCCTTGCCTGCTCGCATACCCGTATCGGAGAAATTTATGTACATCGAATACGAACAAAAGAGCAAGACAAAGAACGCCAGCCCGAGCTTAGTCCAATCGGCAAACGAGCTAAGCTGTATATCCGTAGTAAAAACTACGATTACGACGAATACGAGAAATACACCTACGATTATTCCCGAATTATTGAGAAAACCTTTTGCGATTTTTCTCTTTGTATTGTGCATACCCTCAACGACATTCCCCATCGAGGGCTTGTCGTCTTTCTTTTCGCCTATCGGCTTAATCGGTTCCGCCATCGCCGCCACCTCCGCTATTTTTATCTTTATCGGGCTTTTCGGACAATCGCGCCGCCCACTTAAACAGCAACGCGCCTATTCCGTTTGAAATCGCGCCGACTATACAGACAAAACGCATTTGATAAATGATGTTTGCCAAAAGTATTGTGAGAACGGCAAGAATCGTCCACACGAGCCACGCCGCAGGAGATTTGAGCTTTTCCTTTATCACCCGAATAAACGGCAGGCAGGATAAGAACAAGAGTATTACAGCAATACCTGAAATCGTCGCTCTGTCGCTTGTAGCTATCCACACAGGGAACTGCGAAATCGTGGCGGCAAGAGGAGCACCGACGCAAAGAACGATTGATACCCATTTTATAATGGTGCCTTTCGTCTTATTTTTCATATTCAGCCCTCCTCTGTACTGCCTTTATCCTCCGTCTCAACAGGTTGCGGCAGTTCCGCTTTCAAAGCCTGCACATACTTTATGTTTACAAGGTCTTTAACCGCCTGAGGGATATTCTTATTGTTGGCGTACACCGTAGCAAGAATTTCGAGAATCGCCTTTGACGATGTTTCGAGCGTAGCTATAATATGCTCCTGCTGTTCGGCTTTCGTCTCCATAGAGTGCAATTTATCAAGCGTTTCGTTGTAGCTATCGACGAGCGTATTCACAACCTTAACCACCTCGTCGTTGCTGTTTGTGTTTATACCGAGAGATTCCGCCGTGATTTTTGCGGCTTTCTTATTACCCCGATGTTCAATGATAATTGCAACGATACACGCCGCCACCGCGCCGAGATTGACCGAGCCGAGAAATTCCGCAAGGTTACGCGAAAACCATTGCTCAATCCGCGTCCAAAGCGTCTCAGGCACCGCAGGAGCCGTTTCCGTGGGCTCTGTTGCCCCGTCGTCGGCGTTCTCGTTCAAGACCGCTACCGCTTGCGTTTCGTCGTCTGTTGCGGCGTTCGCGCTCTCCGTCGTGAATCCGCAAAGCAATAAGACAATCAAACTGAGCGAGACGCATATTGCAAGCAGAATCGTGATATGTAACTTTTTCGTTTTCATAGAAAATACCTCCCGTTATTCAAAGTCGTACCCATCGAGTAACTTTATAAGTTTTTCGTCCAGCGCGTCGATTCCCTTTCCAAGTGCCGCCACGCAGTTTTTGAGCTCCTGTATTTCGCCGTGCACGGCAATAATTTCCTTTGCCGTGTCTAAACCGTCAGGACACGCCACAACTCCGCCGCATTGCGGCACGGGCTTTGTGTAGATACCCTCGCAGGTGAATTTTTGCGCGTTTTCCTTTCCGTTCAAAACGGCGACCGTTACCTTTACGCAACCTTTCAAGAACGCGGCAGGAATAGCGCAGGTATCGTCTTTCAAAAGCCTGTATAGCGAATTGCCGTCGCCGTTCTCAAATATCGCCGTCGCGTCGTCGGGCGCACCCGTAAACGATACAATGAGCTCGTCTGTTACCGTTTCGGGCTCTCGCGTAAGCATAAAACCTTTGCCGCAGTCTTTAATGAGTTTATACTCCATTTTCATACCGCGCTCCTTTTACACGCTCTCGCCGCCCTTTTCAACAAACCAATCCGCGCGAGTGCAAACATCGCCTTTCGCATTGATTTCCTCGTAGGTCTTGCCATCGAGATTGTTTACCCAAATTTCCTGAGCGTCGTCAATCTCTTTTTGGGTCAAAATTCCTTTTGCCCTGTCCTTGTTAGCCGATTGTAGCCACCTGTCTTTGCTGAATACCCTTGCCATAATTGATACCTCCGTTCAATAATTTTTTTGAGTGATTGCTTACTATGCGCTTTAATTTCCACTTTGGAGCAATCGGGTAAATTCGCTCTTTGTAGAATTTCAAGCCGTTGATGTGTGTTAGCCAGCCCGTCAGAGACAACAGCCCCTGTGCCTGTTTTACCGTGATGTAGTTCGCCTTTTTGACATTCCGCAGGCGGCGGCATAAACGGTAAAATATTTTCTTTCTGAGCAATGTTTTGTGCTTATAAAAACGGAATCCCACAAAGTCTATCGGGCGGCTGTGAATTTTCCATATCTGATAATTGCTTTTCAGTTGAACACCGAGATTTGTTTTCAGGTATTCGTTCATCGCCTCGACAGCCCTGCGGAGTTTTCGCTTGTTCGTGCCGAATAACACCATATCGTCCACAAACCGTATGTAATATTGCACCTTTAACTGCTCTTTCACATAATGGTCGAATCGTTCCAAATAGAAATTGCTAAACCATTGTGAGGTGTAATAGCCTATCGGGAGACAATCGCCGCCGTTCTCCAAAATCTGCCCTATAAGCCGCAAAAATTTCTCGTCTTTGATTTTGCGCCGAAACAGCGTCATAAGAATTGCAGGCTTTACATTGTTGAAAAATTTTGATATATCCAGCTTAGCGACATATCGCGCCTTGTCCTCGCGTATAACGCGCTCTACATAGCGTTTTGCCTCCATACCGCCCCTGTTTGGTATGCTACCGCAGGAATATCGGTACATACCTTTCGTTATGACGGGCTCCAAAACAAGCATAACCACCCAATGTATAATCTGGTCGGGATAAAACTTTGGTACCGTTATGAGCCTTGTCTTTTCGCAGGAACGGTCATACAGAGTTATTTGCCTGTTCGGACTGAGCATAACACTCTCCGATTCAAGCATAGCCTTTATTTTTTGAGCGTGGCTATCAATATCATTAAGGACTACCGCGATATAGCCTCTTGCTGTTTTACCCTGTGCCGCTTTGCGTATCGCCAGCTTTATGAGGTCAAGGTTTAACATCTTTTCATACAAATAGCCTACTCGTTTCATAACCTTTTAATCTTCTCACGGCGTTTCGAGAATTAACCTACTAAGCCGCCCTCTTGTCGAAGTGTTTTTTGCCAAGGGGCAAGGATTGTGTGTGCTCCATAGACCGCTTTAAGATTAAAAGGCGACCGCCGTAGTTCGAGTTCGCGTTCGACGCGGAATTGTTACCGTTCCAATACCAGAGACCGCCATTAGTCCCATTGTTCCAATAGCCGCCGACATACAGCACCGCCACACACACTACCCTATAAATTGTTGTTGAATTAAAGATAACGCTAAGGGGGAGGATTCCCCCTTAGCAATCCCTCTCAAAGAGGCTTGTAACAAAGGCGACCGCCGCAGACCGAGAGCGCGTCCGACGCGGAATCGCCACCGTACCAATACCAGAGACCGCCAACAGCCCCATAGTTCCAATAGCCGCCGACACACAGCACCGTGCCGCCGTAAGCAACAGCATAATCGCAATAGTATGTAGAATCGGAGCCGCCCGAAACGGAGCTTGCATAACCGAGCGCAGGGAATTTGTCAAAGTACGAAATCTCTTTTAGATAGCTTGCGCCGTCCGCTCTTTCACCCACATAGAAATACGGTGCCGCCGTGTTCTCGCTCACATAATGATTCGGGTCAAGGCAGATATAGATTTTTGTACCGTCAAAAGTGATACCGTCGCACCACTTGTACACGTTGCCCCACGGATTTTCAATGCCGCGATATTTGCAAGCGTGCTTTCCGTCCGTATTGCTCTCCTCGGAGCCCGACGCGGTTTTTACGCCGTCCGTTCTACCCGTTTGCACAGCCGCGCTGTTGCTGTTCATATAGCCGTACATAACCGATTGCGAATTTGTGGTAGCCATTTCGATTAAAAACAGCTCTTTGATAATCGCGTCAATCAAGAAATCGTACTGCTGGTAGCCCTCGCCGTTCGCTTTACAAGCCGTGCGCATTTGCGGCAAAGTAACATTGACAAGCACGGTTTTACCGCTTTTCGATTCGGCTTTTGTGCTCGTACCGCTCGCCTCGTATTTTCCGACAAGAACGTAGTCAATCTCGTTACCCTGCCCGTCCACAAACAGCGTGGTAAAGCCCTCGTAACGATAGCCAGAAAGCTGGTGCTTGTAGGTGCCGTTGGGATTTCTCGTGATTCGCGTGTAGAACTTAGGAATCCGAATAAACACGTTGCCGTGTTCGTCCACAACCTCGTACATATCCGACCACGGATAGCAACGGTCGAAATCACTCTTAATCTCGCTCGTTTCTACCTTTACCGACAGCCCGATTGCGCTGTCCGTTCTCGTGAGCGTGGGCGTAGATTGCCCTACGTTATCCACGCCGTAAATTTTGCTTTTTTCCGATACCATTAAAATATCCTCCTGTTACTTATTTTCAAGCGCGATAACACGCCTTAAAAGCTCTGTAAATTGTTTGTCGATAGCTCCGCCCTTTGCGTAACCGTGCGCCACATCTGCCTCCATAGCATAAAAAGCCTCCGCCGAGCCGTCCGAGCCGCCGCCTCCGCCCATCTCTGCCATTTCGCCCCTGAGCGTCGTTTTTGCGTCGTCAACGGCGTTATTGATTGCCGTGTCTGTCTGCGCCTGCGTGTATGTTTCGCTCTTTGCATAAGCTCCGACATCACTTGCGACAAGCGTTATGTCTGCCGTAAGCGGCTTGCCGTTCACCTTGCGCGATTCGGGCACGAGACCGCTCACAATATCCGCTATATCAATATCCAGCGTCTCTCCGCTCTGAAATGTAAGCGTCAAAATCTTATCCGCATAATCGGCGTGAGCAAGCAAGCTCTCAATCGGTAAATCAACCATACCGCTACTTACAATCTCGCCCTTTCTGTTTTTGAGCGCGACGGTCAGTTTATACTCGTCGTCCATCGACACATCGAGAGAAAAGCCGCCACCTGCGAAAATTTGGCGAAATTGCCTGTCAATCTTTCCGCCGCCGATATATCCCCGTGCTGATTCCGCCTCCTCTGCGTACATCGCATAGCCCGAGAATACTTTGTGCCCCTCTACATAGTCCTTAAAAGCGTCTAAATCGGCGTTCGTGTTGTTGATACGCTCGTTTGCCTGTTCGATGTCTGCATTGTGCTTAGAACTGCTAACAAGCCCGTCTATGAGGTCGGCAATGCTAAAACTGATTTCCTCGCCGTTTTCGAGCACCAAAATAACCTTTTTGTTTTCCTCGTCATACCTGCCGTCCACTACAACCGTTTCGAGCGGTAAGTCAATCTGCGTTTGAGAAAGCTGTTGACCGAGCGAATTTTTGAGTTTGACCGTCATAACATAATTCGTCGGGTCAATCTCTGCGTCGATGGCACAAGCCAGCTTTTTATCCTGCGCGTCGGTGTAACGCTTTGTCGCCGCCTGACCGTCCACAACGGGGTCTGCGGCGTTTAATCTGCCCTCGGTCGTGTAAACAGGCACACGCCCCTCCGCAGGGCTCTCCGATACGATTATGACGCTCTGTGCGCCCTCCGCCGTTATGATGTAGGCGCGACGGTAGGTGTGCTCCGTCGTTATCTTATCGAGCTTGCCGTTATCGAGCGCGTCAAGTTTTTCTGCGTGTTGGCTTATGGTAAGAGCCGTATTGTTTAACAGCGTCTGCAAAGCAACCGACTGTGTTGCGCTTATAGACGGGTAAACTTTGAGAATGTCCTTTGCGAAATCGCCGCTCAGGAACGCCGCCACAAGAGCGTCAAGGTTATCCACGCCGTATGCGTCCAGCTTTAACCTGATATACTCGCCTGCCTCGTCGCCCGAAATAACATTTTGTATCTCGTTAATTTTACCTGCAAGGAACGTGGCGAGCTTGTCAAACCAGAGCTTTAACTGCGCCGCCGTAAGACCGCTTTGCCCGTACTGAGACGCGGCGTTTGGTCTGTCGGCTAATGCTTGTACGCCCTTTTCTTTTATCTGCTCGTTAGTGATATTGCCTAATTTTTTCACTTTGCGCCTCCTTAGCCTTTATAGCGTCCTGCTACGCGATAGCGATATGAAATAGAGAACAACGCAAACGGTTTCAAATACTCGTCCGAATACAGGTAGTATTGCTTTTCTACCCATTGTTTCTCTTTCTCCTTTATCGCAAACAGGCTCTGCTCCGTCGTGTTAAAAGTCAAGTCGGAAAAATCCAAGTCCTCGAATGAGAAAATCGCGTTATTGATTCGCGCAATCTGCACATAAGGCTTTTTGTTCGTCCGCACCTTAATCTTTGCTGAGCTGTTTTTGAAAGATTTTGTTTTAATCACGGTGGAACGCTTAATTGTCGTTTTCGTCAAATGCGGAATACCGCAGTTATCCATAACCGTTGCGCAACCGCATACAATCGTTCTGTTATCGTAGCTGTATGTCGTGGTCGGCAGTTCGCCGTCCTCGCCGCGCAAATCGAAATTGAAAGAGCACACTATACCGTTTTCGCACCCGAAAAACAGATTATCGCTAAACGAGCGCAAAACAACGGCTTTTCGGAATTGTCCGCCCGTATAATTGCCCTTTGTCTCGCATAAATAAGCGTGTCGCTCTACCACGTTACCCGAATCGTCTTTTACCTCATAAATGACATAAGAGACACCCACGGTATAGTCCGTTTCTCCGATATGCACCGTTATAGGCTTAGAAAAAATCTCGATGTCGGTATTGCCGTAACGGTCGGGCTCGTTCACGATTTCGCCGCATAGATTTCTGGGCTCGTCGTTTACCGAGTTTACGCTTTCCGCAAGTTCAAGCTCGTACTCCTCGCCGTCATACTCAACCGTTGCGCCCACAAGCTCCTCGTGCAGTACGCTGGCGTACTTATACTCCCTGTACTGATTATCCCAAGTACCGATGTTTTCAAGGTAGTACCATTCATATTGCATAGCCCCCGTCTCGTCCTGATACCGCTGTCTGCTATCGGCAAGGAATATTCTGCCGTCCGTCAGAACGCACAAATATCCGCCCCATTCTTCAAGCGACACCTGCGACAAATCGGTGTTTACAAGCCGAGTGTCGATAAGCCTGCTCCGATGTTCGTTTGAACGCTCGGAGGCGATTTTTAACTGCCCCACGCCCTCTACGCCGAGACGCGAGATAAATATAGGGTCGTCAAGGAAATTGCAACACGCGCCCATACAACCAAGCCCAGACAAGCCTTGCACGGACGGATATATACGCGGCATAAGGTGTAAATTGCTGTCCGTCGCCGTATGAAAGTAAATCGCGCTGTCCTGCTGGGTGTCGCTTTTGAGTACCATAAGCGTATCGGAGACGCACATTATACCCGTGATGGGCGACATACCCACGCCGTCCTGTACATAATTCAGAATACCGAAATACGACGGGTCGGCATAGCCCGTGCTGTTCCTGCCGCAGAAAAAAACGTAGTTGTGATAATCGGGATTGCCTGTACAAAATACTCTGCCGTCATAGGTCGTGCACAGCGTACATTTCGTAATAAGCTCCGCAATGTTGCTCATATTGTCCGTTACGCCGTCTATGGATTTGAACACTTTGGAGGCGGTTATTTCAACGCCAGCGTAGCCCTGCTCATACTTAGAGCCGTCTGCTCGTGATGTGTTTTCAGGCTTTGCAGGAGCCGTCGAGAGCGTTATTTTGCCGTTCGCCAAATCCACCGTATAAGCGGTTATATCGGCACCGTAAACCTTTACCGAAACGACGGAATCAAGCATATTCTCGTTCATATAAAAGTCTTTCGTCGTACCATCGGCAACGAAAGTATGCTTAAATCGCGGCGTTAAAACATTGCGCTGTTCGTACTCCGTGCCTGCGTTCGCGTTTTCGCCAGACGGTATGATGTTTATGTAGGTTGTAGGCACATATACAGGGTGCTTGTCGCCATAGTTCACAACAGGCATAATGTCCGTGCCGTCATACACAAGATAGTTTTTACCGTCTATGATGTAGAGCAAGTTATTAAAAATAAAATACTCGCTCTTATGCTCGTTCATAGCCGCATACAGTTCGTCGGCGGCGGTCGTGATTCCCTCGTAAAACTCAATATCCAATATGTCGCCGTCCGACACCTCAGAGCTGGTAATCGAGAGCGTATTTGTCGCCTTTTTGAACGACGAAACGCCTGTGATGTCCGAGCCCGATTGCGTTTTAACGCTTATTATCCCCTCACACACAAAAGCAAGTTTTATGTCAAAAGTATAAAGCGTAACGCCGCCCGTCTCGTCGCTCCGTGTAGGCGCAGGAACGGAAATAACCTTTGTAGTCGGAATATTTATCGAGTTCGGATAATTGTGCCACAGAAACAGTTTTTTTCCGCTATGCACGACGACGCGCTCTGCGCCGCCTGCGAGCTTTGCTTTGAAATAAAAAACGCCGTAAATCTCACGGTTAGGCTCCGCAATATCTCTCGCGGTAGCTATGCCGTCAGCGTTTACGGCAATAGTTTTCGAGAAATCTGCTCTGCGCCTATACCCTGCCATTGTCTCCAAAGCCTCGCCCTGTCCGCTCTTGTAGTCCTTGTACATATTGACAAGATAAGCAAGCCGCGAGGCGTGTACCTGTGTGTGGTCGTTGGAGAAATCAACGCCTTTGAAATTCCCGTAATGTCTGCTGTATTCAGTTACTGCTTTACTCAGAACGCCCATACTACCACCCCGATTTGTTGCGATAAACGACGGGCTTTAAGTCTTTTTGCCGCGCCATAATCTCTGCAACCTGAGCATTGTACAGCGTCAGGTAATATTCAGCCTTTGTCGGCTCGTCGTCCGCCCAGATATAGCTCGCAACAAGATTCGGCATTAAACAGCTCAGTTCGCTGTCAAGGTCAATCTCGGTCGTCTCCATATCGTCGCTTAACGACAATTTCCTGTTTTGCCTGTTATACAGCACATCGTAAATACCTTTAATGGACGCAGGGATAAGAATTTTACTCGCGCCCTCTACAAAGTAGTCGGCGTTCAAGATAAAGCCCTTACCCCTCGTTGCGTCCACAATCGGAGGACACACAAACGACACGAAATCGTCTGTGAGGCTGGCAATGTCGTATGCGATAAATTTACTGAACGCAGGAACGCTCTCGGGGTCTATGTTGTACAGGCTCCCGTACATAGCCACGTTCTGCACCCAATAGATATAATCGCCTGCAAATTTGAGACGGACTAAGCCCAAATACGGCTCCTCTCCGTCAAGGATTAAACCTCTGTATTGTTCAAACTGTCCTTTGTCGGAAACAAGTTCAATCGCTTTTATGGTCTCCCAAGTCTCCCCAGAATCAGTGCTTTTTTCGATAGTTGCGATACCGTTGCCGTTACATTCAAAAAAGTAACTTTTTGCGCCATCGGTAGAAAAAATAAGAGCCTCGTCGTCTTTGCATACAGGCTCAAAAGTGCTTTCGCTCAGCTTGTTTGCAAGCGGAAAATGATTGAGTTTATAAACCGAGGTAGCAGGTCTTATGCGGTTAATCTGTACAATCGCTCTGTTTGCCGCAAGAATAAAGCCGTTTGTTCTGTCGCTTTCAATCTCCGTCTCAAAACCGAGTTCCGCCACAGCGTCGTACAATTCTTTTAATGTCATAGCATAACCTCCTCGTAAGAATAAAGCTCGGGACAAGGCTTGCGTCTCATAACCGCAAGCCCGTCCAAAGCCAATACACCCTGTAAGAATATTTTACAGGGCGTATTTGTCGAATTAAAGAGCCGACGCGCCCGATACACTTTCGCCGTCAACGGCAAGGAGCAGGTGTTTCCACGTCGTGAAACCGATACCGAAACGGCAGTAACCGTTCCAGATGTTGTTACGGGTATGTTCGTCGATGTAGCTTCTGATGTCGAGAGCCACGCGGTTGTAGAACATCGAGCCCATAAGTTGCTCGTTCGCCTCCGACGACATAAGCATAAATCTGTCGTCTTTCGTCTCCCAGCCCGAAAGAATGACGATAGTCCAATTCCCGTACTGAGTGTTGATGTCGTTGAAATCCGTACCCGTAGTTCTCTCCGAGCCGATAACCTTTTTGGCAATCTGTTCGAGGTCGGGTCTGTTGCACGGCAGAATGAGCGTGTCGGGCACATACTCCATCGTCTCGCCGTTCTCGTCCTTAAAGTTGCGCATTTTGTTTGCGAGCTGTCCGAGAGCCTTTTCAAACGCGGCGGTGTCCGCGCAAATCCCTTTCTTAAAGAAAAAGTTGCTCTGCGTCTTGCTTTTGAACTTGTCCTGTTTGAACGGGTGCGCCGAATGGAAAACGGGCTTACCGTCGCCCGTGGTAAGGTCAACGAGTGCCTTGTTGAATTTGCCCTCGGAATCGGTCGCGTGTGCGAGAGCCCACGCCGCGAGCTTGGTACGAGTTTTGTAGTACGCGCGGACAAAGCCCTTGGGCTTTGCTTTCATATTCGTACCCATACCAAATTTTGCGTCGTCCGCCATCTCCTTGGTGATGGTAAACTCTTTCATAAAGGCGATATGTTCAATCGTCTTTTTGAATCCGAGTTCGATGTTGTCGTTCTCCGCGCCCTCGCCCTCTTTGGTGCTCTGGAACGTGTCGAAATCGGTCTGCCCGATAACCGTCTCTGCGTAACGGTTGGATTTTTCGACATTGAAAAGCACATCGAGCAGGGTCTTTTTCTTTTCGAGCGCATTGCTCTCGTTCTGGATAAGTGCCTTAATCGGGTGTTCAAACTTACCGTATAAAGGGTCGTTTTTGCCCGACAGCTTGGAAAATACGATAGCCATTGTGTTTTGTTCCTCCTGTTTACTCTACGATAACGGAAACATAGTCTCCGCTCTCTTTGTTGGTGTTTGCGTCAACGACGGTACAAACGCCGCTCGTGGTAACATCGGTTACGCCGAGCGCGTCCGCCGCCAGAGCCAGCTTGGAGCCGACGACGATTGCCTTTGCCGTTTCGGAAAACGTAACGGGTACATCGAATACCATATTGCTGGCAATTCGATAGCAAGGCAGGTCTTTCTGACCGCTTGCAGGTGCCGTGTAGTCCGCGAGCGAAATGTGCGTAGGCTTGCCCGTCGCTTTTGTGAGCTTGCCGCCCGAAAGCACAAGAGCCTCGCCCTCCGCATAGGTCTCGCCTGCGGTAGTGGGTAAGGATTCCGTTTCGGGTACGTTAATTCTGCCGTTGATAATCTTAATGCAGTTAAACATACGATAAAAATTCTCCTTGTGAAATATTAAAGCGATTGTTTATAGAGTTGCTTAATCTCTTTTTCGGTCTTGTCGGGAAATAGGTCTTTCCACTCCCTCATAACCTCTTTCGGCATAACAACATTATCGCCAGAGGCTTTTTTCGTAACGGCGGAGTTCAGATGTTCCTTGCCGCCGCTCGCCGCTTTCTGCTGTGCCGCCGCCGCTTGCTTGGTGCGCACCTTGTCGCCGTTTACGGCAAGATAGGCGGTCTTGGGCGCAACGCCGCTGTCTCTGAGCTTGCCGAATTGCACGAAATCCGCAAAACTGTCGAAACAGTCCGCGATGTGCTTGTTTTTCAGCAAGTCAGGAAATGATTTTTTGAGTTCCGAAAGGTCGCTTGCCGCCAGCTCCTCAAACTTTTGCTGTTTTGCCTGCCGTTCAGCCGCCTGAGCCTCGGCGGTCTCTGCCCTGCGCTTGCGATAGTCCTCTAAGCTCACGCCCTCGGATTCGGCATTGGCTTTCTCCAAAGCCTCCTCCACGGAGCCGTCAACATTAACGCCCATCTTTTGCAGGGTCTCTTTGCTCAGATTGCGCACGTTGCTAAGCTCGGTGTCTCGCGCCGCAAGCTGTTTGCGCAACTCGGCAATTTCAGCGTCCTTTGTGTCCGTAGCGGATTCGTCGTCGGCGGCAGTCTCGTCCTTGTCGGACTGTTCGCTTTCGCCGTCCTCGTCGTCCGTCTCGTCGCTTTCGTCGGTCTCGGAATCGTCCAGCTCGTCCTCGCCGTCGTCAGTCTCTGCGTCGTCCATTTCCTCGTCGTCAATATCCGTGTCGATGTCCTCGTCTGAGTCGCCGTCAAGGTCGTAGCTCTCGTCGTTATCGAGCTCGTCGTCTATATCGTCAAGGTCAATGTCGTCGTCTTTTACGATTTCTTTTGCCATTTATGAATCCTCCGTGTTGTTGATATTCTTTACTTTTTTTTGCCGTCTCTCAGGTCGGAGCCCTTAACTACGTCAGCCTTGGGCTGGTCTTTCACGGGCTTGGGAGCCCTGATTACACCGCCCTTATTGGTTGCGTAGGGGTTGCCTTTATGATTCGTGTTACTCATAACCGATAACCTCCCTGTAAGTATTTTTTATAGAAAGAGCCCCATATCCTGCTGGAAAGGATATGAGGCTCAAATCTCTTGGATATTGGCACTAAATTATGATTGGGATAAGGAGCTTATTGCCCCCTCGTGTTTTGCGTCTTGCTTTTGGGCGCGTTTTTCAATATGATTCTTAACGCTCTCGGTGATGGTCGGCTTTAACTCTTTTACGATGTCCGATATAATAACTGAGCCGTTCTGAATCCCTTTACCGATTCCGCGAACAACATCATCGTCCGCAGTAATATTGATTTCCGCTTGTATGCCAAACACTTTTTTCATACTGTTGCCCTCTTAATAACTGCCGCAAACTTTTTCGTCGGGCACGTTAAGCTCTTTATCGGTTTTACCCCAGATTACGAGCCTGTGCTGTAAAATCTCCGCGTATCTCTGCATTACGTTTAACTGTTCGCGTAGCAAATCACGCATACGAAAAGACAGTTTTGCCTCTACGATTTTCTTGCTGTAAAGGAACGTAGACAGTTTAACAATCTTTTCGTTGAGCTCGTCAAGCTCCTGCTCCACTCTTTCCTTTGCCGCGTCTTTGTTCTCCATAGCGTCCTCCTGTTACTCTGCTTTTATTGCGTAAGCCCTGCCGCAGAATTTACAAACGACGGTTATACCGTTACACTTACTGCCTTTTGTGAATCCGACTGCGTGAATCGTTTTCTTACAATGCGGACAGGTAGGCTTTTGAATTTCCGTGTTTTTAGGTATTTCGGTCAACGTAATACTCATAAATACTGCTCCTTTTGGCTTACAGTACCTATTATAAAGCATAATTTACTCAAAATTGTACCCGAAAATTCCGACTGCCCCGTTTTTCGCTTGCCCTTTGCATAATCCTTGCAAAAATGGCTTAGATGTGATATAATTATCAATGCCACATAGTTTAATATTTTCTCAGTCCATTTTTATTTTCGGTAAAAACGTGGGCTTACTTTTCATATTATCTGGACTGAGGATATGACTATGTGGCAATAGTTGTGAGACTGCGTTTTTCGGTGCGTAGTCTCGACTACGCACTTTTTTGTTTCTCGGAGGATATTTTATGAAATGGCGTTTTACGGAGCAAACAAACGAAAGAAAAGTTTTCAAACAATCGTATATTTTGGCTTGTATTTTTGGTATTTTTGCTTTATCGGCTGGCTTTACCGTTCGCTACATAGACAACAACAGCCTTACTGCGGCAAAATGGAAAGGACTTTTAATCGGTGCGCTTATCAATACAGCCGTTTTGGTGGCAACATATTTTTTGTGCCGAATTATATTGCCCGTTGGGATAAGCATTTTTGTCGCGCACATCATACACATTATTCTTTTCGGAATACTGTATAAGACGCATTTATAAAACAGATTATAGGGCTATCGTTCGCACGGTAGCCCTTTTTCTTATGCGGCGTATATGCGCCCGTTTTTGACCGTCAGACCGCACTTTTCCGCAAGCGCAGTTTTCTCTGCTCTCGTAAGCGATAAATTGCTTATCAAGCGAGCGACCGTACTTTTTGCTTTGGCGGCGGACACGCCTCGTATATCGCCGTCCTTTATGGTGTAGCCCAGACTGAGTATAAGCAAGAGCTTTTGCGCCGTAGTGAGCTTTTGCGCCATAACGTACTTTATGACTTTTGCCTTTTTCGAGCCGTTTACCACGGCACCCGTCTTGTCGGTGTCGGATTCGATTGCCGATATTGCGGACAGGTGAGCGGCAAGCGTATTGGGCTGTATTGCGCCGCTGAGCAACACAATTCTGTTTTCGTTCGCCAGCTTTAATATGGACGCTTGCGCTCTGCTGTAATATGCGTCGTACAAAAGTTTTATCGCCTTTGCTTGCTTATCGGCAGGGAGCGTCGCAAACTCCATACTGTTTACCAGCTTTTCGATTTCGCCGTTCGCTTGGCTGTAAATGGTCTTAAACGCGCTCTGTTGCGCCGATGTGAGTTTAATCGTCTCGCCCTTGTAAGTTATCTCGTTACCGACGCTCTGCGGCAATACGGAATATCCTGCGTCGTACAGCTCAATGAGTTTTTTTGTCGCCCTTTCGTTCAAGCCGCCCGTTCTACCATCTTTCAACATCATACCCATAACCGTCTCGGCAAGGTCATAATCTCCCTTTTTGAGAGCCGCCTTTATATCCTTGCTGTATGTCGGATTGTAGAAAAGCGATGTGTATGAGTACGCGGTAGACGGGCTAAAACGCCGTATAAGCCCCGTAATAAGGTTGTTGATATTTCTTACGGGAATACCCGTAACTTGCCCTATCCCGTACAACGAATCGCGGAAAATGCGCATATAATCTTGCGTCTTTATCTCCTCGCAGCTCGCCGCCTTTGTAGCCAGCTCAAACAGCGATTTTGTGGAGCCGATTATGCTGTTAAGCATATCACCCGTAAAACTGTTTATCTCATAACCATTGACGAAATACCCGTATATATCCCGTACTATCGGGAGCATACCTATCGTGGTACTGCCGAAATCCGAAAGCATATCGAGCAATACAGATTTTGCTGTAACCTTGCCCTCTTTCTCGTCCTCCGCCTGCTGATTGTAAAGGAATTTGAAAAACTGTCCGACAAGTACATACATCAAGTTTGCGACCGTTACGGCGGCAAGTGTTCTGCGCAGTTTTTTCTTTGCGAGCTTATAACGCTTAGAAAGCGTCGTGTCGGTATCTCCGCTCTTAATGAGCGAACGCAAGGCGTTATACTCCCCGAACGATTCCACGAGCCGCGAAAGTTGTTTGAGCGGAACGGAGGTAAACATCGTAAAGCTACGCACAATGTCGCTGTCCGAACGCATAAGCTCCGAGCGTTCCGTGTTCGTATAGTTCGGCTGGGTAAGCCGTATAACCTCCTCTAACATCACGCCTGCCTGCGTCATATTCTCCACGGTGCCGTATTTGAGCCCTGTGTTTTTCTGCACCTGTAATTGGCAAGCGTTCCAAAGCCTGCCTATCGTAAATCTGTCCGTCCATTGTATAGGCTTTGTAAGCACATCGCCCACTTTACCCACTTTATCGACAACACCCTCTGCTTTGACAATTCCGCGCTCATAGTTACGCACACGGGCATACGGGCAGTATTTATCCATCGCCGCCCAATTCGTTTTCATAACAAAGCCCTTTGCCATAACGCCTGTATCGAGCAATACGCCTGCGGTCGGGTAAGATGTAACCTGCGAAACAATAACTTTCAGATTCGCGCCGAGCTGGTATTTTGCGTATGCGCCGCGCATTTTTTCGATAAACGAACTGCTTGTAGCCCTGCCCTGAATATCCGCGAACAGTTTGCTCAAATAGCCCTCTGCACCGTTCCACACCTGCTCGTTTATTGTGTTGCGTATGCTGACGACATTAGTCTTGTCGCCTATGTTTTTTGCGTATATCTGGCTGAAATTTTTAAGCGGTACCGTCATTTTTGCGTATGTTGAGAGCTGTTTTGCGTGGCGAGTAATGACGCTGTACACATCGGTTATAAAGAGCTTATTTTTTGCACCCGTCTTTACATCTTTGTTGAAAGAGAAATTATATACGTTCGCCCAATCCGCCATTATAGAGCGAGCGTCCGTAATATTCTTTGCAATCGTGCCGCTGTCGCGTTTAATGGGATAATAGAACTCCTCGGAGGTGTTTGTATAGCCCAAAATCTGCATATCCGCGTCGGTTTTCACTTGCTTACTTGCAACATTGAAAAAGGTCTCGACAAGCTCAATAAAGCCCTTGTCCGCGTCCGTGAAAGTGTCTGCGAGCTTTGCAATATCCGATTCCGCAATACGAACGCTCTGCTTACTGCCTTTCTTGCCTATATAGCTAAATCCTGCCTCATACAAGCCCTCTTGCGCCTGCGGACGCTTAGACAGCTCGTAAAGCGATATTGCCTCGCCTACGGTCATTTCGTGCCCTGCCACCGTGATATACTCGGACGCAAGGCGTTTTTTGTAGCCCTTTTTCTTTTTCAGGTAGGTATCAATATCGTTTGTAAGCTCGATGTACAGTAAGCCTGCCTCTGTTTCGCCGTTCGTAACCGCGTTATATGCTCGCGTCAGTATGCCGTTCGGATTAAAGTTTTCTAACGACTTAATGACAACGCGAGGCTCGATTATCTTATTGAAAACGCCATATATCCTGTTGAAAAAGCTCTTGTTAGTCCTGTTTTTCGATTTTTTGATAATCTCGTTACCCTCGGCGGCAAGGTCGGATATTTTCTGCTTTTTACCGTCAATCAAAATCTGGTCGTAGGTATTAAACAGGTGTTTTGCGGAGGCAATAATAACCTGCGCCGCCTGCAACTCCTCCATCGAAAGCGGCTTGTTGCTGAGTGCGTTCTGGCGAATATAGTCCAAAGCGTCTAACACATTCTCGTCGATATAGCTAAGGTCGGGATTTTCGTCGTACAACAGAGTATTCTGCTTGTTGTAAAACTGCCCGTAATCGAGCAAAATTTTCCGAACGCCAGATTTGCGCATATCGGAACGGTATTTTATCTTTGAAAGCTGTTTGAGCCACGCCGTGAGTTCGGGAGCGGCAAAAATATCCGCACCGACATAATTGCGCTTTGTGGCTACATCGCGCAAATAAGCCGCGCCGTCGATTATTCGGTTAATGAGCGTATTCCGCTTATACGCTGTACTTAAATCACGTTTAAGGTCGGCTATTCTCTTTGTGTATTTCTCAACGAGTTTCGCGTACTTAGACGGCGTACCCTTTTCGTCGTAAGCCGTTAGCACATCACGGGCGATTTCCTGCCGCAAATGCTCGATTTCCGACTGACTGCCGATAGCGGTAAGCATAATTTTTTCGGCTTTTCGATTTACCTGTTCCTTTGCGCTTTCGTAGATTTCCAGCATTTCAAAGAATTGGTCTGCCTCGTTTATAGCCTCGATTCGTATGCCGAGCTCCTGCAATTCCTGAGCAATAACATCGGGAGCCATACCGTCCTTTTTTGCGCCCCAGACAAGATTTATGCTGTTTTTCTTATCAAACTTATGCTGTATCTCACTCTGTATGCCGCTCAAATCCATACGGTGCATATAGCTACGCAACGTAGATAAAACGCCCATCGCATAAGAATCGTCGTTGAAAGTCTCGTACATATCCGTAAGGACGGCATTGTTTATAATATAGTCCGCGATATTCAGAGCCACGCCCAGACGGTAGCCCTCAGGCGTGTTGTTGAGCTTGGTAAATAGCCTTTCGATAATCTCTGCCCTGTTTTTGCCACTTAATACACCCTCAAATTGTCCGTCTCGGAGTGTAAGCCGCTCAGCAATAATCGAATCAATGACGCTCGCCGCCTCTGTCTTGGAATACACCTTAAACTTGGTATTATTTGCGACAAACTTTGCCCGTTGTCCTCTCGTCAAGCCGCCGATTGCGCCGCTGTTGTCGCTTTCGGTCGGATTGATGTTAGGGTCTGCGTCTGGATTCGTGAGCGCATAGCGAATTGAGCCGTCTGCGTTTCGCGGTAAGCGATACATCGAATCGGATATAGTAAAATCGGTATTCCTGCCTTTATTCTCAACAAAGCCATTGCGCTTGTACCATTGTTTCAGCCTTTCTTTCGTGCCAAACTCTGATGTCGGCGTTAAGGTTATCGTTTTGCCGTTCTCGTCGGCATAATTGATTATATCGGTCAAGATTGCCTGCCCGATTCCGCTATTTCTCAACTCCTTTTTAACGACAATATTGCTTATCGAAATTTTATCTTTTTTCTCGTGCACGAAAAGCACATCGGTCTGCTCCGCATATTTGCTTTCAATATCGCTGAGCGCATACCTTACACCGTCTTTCCCCACAACATCATTGAGCGTCCTGTCTATGCCGTCAATGAGTTTTTGCACCTCGGCGCGTTCCGTCTCGTCGATAAGTATTAAATCCTCGCAGTACAAATCGCAGGCTATTTCCTCAATGGCAGTCTCAACCTTGCCGTAGCCCAGCTCTTTCACATAGTAGTCTTTGATAGACTTGTGCGCGATGTCTGCCTTTCCTGCAAAACGCTGTTCGACGAATTGTTTTAATTCTCGTACCGCATTGTATGTCTCTTGGCTAAAATTCGATAAATTGCGGCTCGCCGCGTCATATACAAGGTGCAACCGCTCGTGCCGCATAGTTACTCGGCTCTGATTGTTTTCGCCTCTGGTCGCCGCATATTTCGCGTCTTTACCCCACGCGCCCAAATAATCAAAAAAGTACGACGATTTTCCGATATATGTCGTGGCTCTTTTCATTTCAAGCGGTATGCGCGTTCCGCCGTTATTGGAGATTAACGCTCGCACATACACATTTGAGCCGCCTCTGAAAAACAGCCCGTCTGCGGCATTATGTCGTTTGCCGTTTCTATACATTTCGTCGTCTAAGTAAAATACTGTGCCGACACCGTTTTTGGTGTTCGTCTCAGCTACCCTTAGCATATCGTAAGTATAAAAAGCCTCGTTTACAACTCCTAATCTCCATATAGAATTGGCAAAAGGTACTTTTATCGAATAGCCGCCTAATTCTCGGACGATTCGGGAGTAGAGACGGCTTTCGGCTGTCGTTCTTTTTCCTGTTCCCTCAAATAAGCGTCGTACTGCTCCGAAGTCAAGCACACCGCTCCTTTTTCCGTTGTTACTCGTATCACCGCGTCCTTGTCCGTTATCGTTTTCGGCTCCTGAAATTGCGTCCTCATATCCGCGCTCCTTTAACTGTTTGATTATATTTTCGGCGTTCGATTGCGCCTGTTTTGTGTAGTCGGAATCCCACGCCGCCGTCTGCGTCGTGTTATCTTGTACGCCTATTATATCACTAAATATATCCATTTGTCCAGCTATGGGCTTGTTGCGCCTGCTCTCAGCGGTCTCGTTAAGAGAATAGCGTATATCGGCACTCGCTGTATAAACACCGTCGATTTTTCTAAGCTCACTCGGCGCATAAAGCTCGGCACCTGCCGCCGCAAACTCCAAAGCTCTTGCGTCGGCGTGAATTTCAAGAATTATACCGTTCTTATTCTTTTGATTAGCATAGTAATAAGCCTCTGCCGCATTTGTAGTAAAATAGCTCTGACTGTTGATAACGCCCGTAGAGCGAATCGCCTGAGCGTTCTCTGCGCTTGTGCCGTGATAAACCGTAACGGAACCGTCAGGATTGATTTTGAGCCGTCTTTTATATTCTCTCGCCTCCTTTTGCATATCCTGAGCGGCAATAACACGTTCCTGAAATTCGGCAGGTGATAATGCAAATCTGATGTCGGTTGAGCTTGTCGGCTGTTGATTGCTCACACTCTTAACCTGATTCGGCTCGAAAGCGATATACGCCGCAGTAGACCTACCAAAGCCACCACCATCTTTTTGCAAAATTATTCCGTCGTATTGTGTATTTCTGAAATGTTTGTTTACACGCTCTTTCAAGGCGGCGGAACGCTTATCAAACGCTGTACCCCATTCATCAATAATACTCGACCATTCACGCTCGGCGGCGGAAAGTTGGCTCTGTAAAATTTGATTTTCAGGGTCTTTGTATGCCTTTGTCGCAAGCTCCATATAGCGATTTTCGGCAGTATCGCTTTTTGCTTTATATTCCGCGTCAAGATTTATTATGCCGTCGATTTCCTTTCCAAAACCTGCGGTCTCGCGTAAATATGATTCAAGAGCGGCTCTGTCCGTAAACTCAATCGGATTCGTAACATTGGCATAAAGAGCCATCTGTATATCGCCATTTAAGCCTATGTTTTTTGAGGACGGTTTCATAAATATTCCAAATGGAGTTAAATAATCGTGTTGTCCTGCTCCTTTGAGCGATGTGTCAAACACCGTAAATTCTGCGGCGGTCTGATGGTATAATGTCAATAAATGCCCGTCTCTGTCGGTAAACTTGCTATTTTTGAAAAATTCTCTTTGCGCCTTTGAAAGCGTACTGCCCTGCGAATCCGTTTCAGACAAAGCGAATCTCACACCGTCCATTTGTTGCACGGCGTTTGTACGGGCATTTTCGCTCGAATCGTACACCTGATAAGGTATGCCCCTATCGGAGAGTTGTTTTATCAATTTTTCGGAGGCGGTTTCAGGTATAAGCACGCTCTTTATCTCTGAGAACGCAACAGCACGGCGCGGCTTTGCCTCGAAATAGTCCGTGCTATTCTCGGTCTGCACATACGCAAAAAGCCCTAAAATTTTATTCCCGATACTTTCATTATAGCGGTACGATGTAGAATACTCGCGTTTCATAAACGCCGCGATTTTATCAAGAGTAAATAGCTTGTTGTCCGCGATTTCACCTATAACCATCTGTGCGCCGTCAAGAGCCTGCCAATATGCCACATCGTCGGAGAATCGGTTTTTATCCACCATTTCGCCCGTGATTTCGTTGAGCATTAGCCTTGCGGTTTCACTAAATTGTTCGTGCGCCGCCTCGTCTTTTACTGTCAATTTTTCCGAATTAAGCCGAATTTCGTCTATACTCTTAAATTCTTTGGAGAGCTTTGCCTGCAACTGTCCAAGAGTAAGCCCGTGCCACGAGGAATTGCCTTTTTCGCCTTTTTCGGACATAGCCTCAACCATATTTTCAAGCGTGTATTCGTAATGTAAAGCCTCAAAGCTCCTACGATTGCCAGAGGCGGTGTACGGGTCTCTGCCATTGTATATGCCTGTCTTTTCCTCTATACCGCCAAATAAATTATCAATCCAAGCGACATATTTTTGCTTGTTTGTTGCTTTGCGAATAGTCTCCTGCGTCGCCTTAGAATCAATTTCACTACGAACAGAGATACCGCCGTCTTTCATAAACAGCGTAGCTTTGTTCAGGATATTTCCAAGCGCAAACGTAGAGAAATTCTGAGAAATGTTTGCTCTCGTTTCCTCTATGCTTTCTTTTCCCTGCATTATGGACGCAAGAGCATTGACTATTTTTTGCTTATGCAACGATATAAACGCCTTTCGGTCTTTCGTACTATCCCACGCCGAAAGAAAGTCCTTGCCGAGAGCGTCAATAATTTGCTCCCTGTATGTAATTTCCGCCGCCGACAGTTCGCTCCGAATTTCCCTATATATAGGCTTAATAAATTCGCCTCCCGTATCAACGAGAAACAAATTCATAAGTTCCGTATTGTCGTATAAACTGCCGATTAACGCGATTTCTCCGCCGTAAAATTCAAGCTGTCGCTCCATATCATTTGCAAAGTTATAGAGCGGTCTTGCCGCGTCATAGCCCACTTTGTGAGCAAGTTCATAATGTTTTTTCTGAATTTTTGACTGTACTTTGTCATTTGTTTTATATTCAATCTTAGGCGCAGTAGGCGTCCAGCCGTCTCTCGCATATACTTTGTTTCGGCTGTCTCTTTGAGGGTCTATCGTTTCTTTGCCGAATACAACTGTTATATCGCCGTACTCAGTATGCCCCATATCCACCCTTGTTACAGCAATAGACGGCATAGGAAAGCCGCCGAGCTGTAACACTTTCAAAAGGCTTGTCTCGGACAGATTATGCAATGCGACAAGGTTTTTGGTCTGCTCAACCTCACCTGCAATATTTTCGCCATCGACAGACAGCGCGTAACGCTTTTTGCCCGATTTTTTGCCGTTCCTATTGACATTTTCCGAATTTTCGGCTATACTGTCAGTAGTGAGGTTTCTGCCGTTCGTTTCGGGCGTTCCTGCAAGAGTTTCGGCACTTGCTGACGGTGTACGACCCTCACTATTTTCAACAATCCAAGCACTCTTTAACGTAAGGGTGCTTTTTTTCGTTGATGTAATAGTAAGAGCGACATTTTTGCCGTCAATCTCTTTCGTAAATTTCAAAGCCACGCCGTTTTTGTCGGAAACTCTTGTAACATCGGTAGGCTCAATGACAGTCTCAATGATATTCTCGATGTTTTTGTAGGTTACGGGTATCTGATGGCGAGGTGCCTCTGTGCGCGTGGTACCGTGCGAATCGAAAATATGCGCGATAAAATTGCTTGCCAAAACAAAGTCATAGCCCTGTATGTCTATGCCTGTTTTTCTCTTTACCATATCGGCGGTAGAATCGTTTACAATTCCGATGTGTAGCCGTTTTACGGGCGAAACACGGTCAGACGACTTTATGAAATCCATAATGTCGTCGTAATTCCGCGAGACAGTATCTCCCTCTCTGCTCTCGATGTGGCGTTTTCTTAATTCGTTGTATTCACCGAGCTTGCCTAACGCCTCTCGCAAAGCGTGGCGCGTTCCTGTGTCCGTCTCGGTCGTCGCGTCGGATTGTTTTCGCACCGACAAATCGTTTGTGATGGTCGGGCTGAATCTGGTCTGCGTGGCGTACTTGTTAAAGAAATTCTGATACTTTTTGAGCAAAGCGTTCGCCGCACGGGAAAGTTTTTCGTTTGCGGCATAATCGCTCTTGGATTTTTTCAGGAACGATAACAGTTTATCCTTAAACGTGGGCTTATCGGATATTATACGTTTCAGGACGGCGGCATTGCCGAGTTCACGCTCTACGAAATGCGCCGCAAGCTCCTCTCTGAGCTCGATATATGTATCAAGACTAATATCAACCTTTCCGTTGATAAAGTCCTGCATTTTTACACCGTGCCGCTCAACATACGGCGTAAGTATCTCAATCTGCTGTTCTGCCGACAAGCCTTTAATCGCCGTAGTGAAAAAGTCGTTGAGCACCCTGTTTTCAAGGTGCTTTTTGCCTTTCTTGCCCTTTACGGCATAGCCTTTATGTATCATTCCGTGCGTAAACTCGTGCAACAGAATTTTCGCCGCTGTACGAGCTTTCGGATTGTTTGCTATTTCACGATTGACAAGTATTTTGCCGTCTTTCAGGCTATATCCTGCGTCTGCGTTCGCCCCCAAAGTCTCCGCGCTCACAAACTCGATATTTGCCCCAGAACGCGCCGCGACGCTGGCGTAGAGTATTTGGTCTGCCTCGGTTACTCCTGCCGCTCTTGCCTGCCGTAGCGTCTGTCTAACAGCCTGCTGTTGTGCTCCGACGATTTTCTTATAATCGGGAACGTGCTCACGAGCGAAAGCGTCAAGCTCCGCCGTCTGCTTTTCGGATTGCGTCTGTTGTTGCGCCGTCTCCGTTGTTTCCGTAGCCGCCTGCACATCTGCGTTTGTTGCACTTACGGCGGACGCGGCGTAAATTTCCTTTATGACGCGATTCGCCTCTTTTTTGGAGAGCGGTTTTGAAATAACATCGCTTGCATAATCGTACACAAGGTAGGTGTCGCCGTTTTTAACGATTGCCACGCTTGCGTCTCCGAACTTATAACGCACCGCGCCGTCCTGCGTGATAGAGCCAACATACTTAGGCAAGCCTTTTTTCGATATTTCAAGCTCGGAGAGCTTTTTAACCTGCTTGCGCTCGCTTATGTATTGGTCTAATCCGCCGTTCGTGGAGAAATCGACAATGCGGCTTTTTAATTCGTCTGCCGTAACCGTAGCCCAATCGGTAATACCCAAACGCTCTCCGACATCGCGTTTTTGTGCGTCGGTTGCTGTTTCGACAAAGTGATTAAGGTCTGCTTGCGTAGCCAACTGTTCTCCGCGTAGCGTCGATTGCTGGAACTGCGCCGCGTCCATATTGAGCTGTCCTGCCGCCGACATAACAGCGACAGTACGCAAAGCCTCGTTTGTTTTCATAGCCATAGAGAGCGATTTGCGGTATTCTCTTGTACCGCGTTCGCCTGTTACGCCCTGTTTGAGCATTTCGGCGGTTACAGTCTCGCCCTTAGATGTTTTATAGCCGATGTCATTAAGCCGTTGAGCGGTTGTTTCCGCGTCGTGCACGATAGCGTCCGCGTTTTGACTTACAACGATAGACAACGGTGCCGCCGTGTTTGCCTTGCTTAAAATACCGACGAGCATTTTCTGTTTTGCCGTCTTAACCTCGCCGTTTGTTTTTTTCAGGCTTTCCTGCAATTCGGAAAGAGTATCAACAACGAAATCAACCTGAGCATTGCCCGATTGATTCACACCCTCTGTCTGAGCAATCGTTTCGGCAAGGCTTATAACGCCGTTCGCGCCGCCTTTCCCGTTGATTTTGCTACCGCTGAAATAGTTTATGCTGTTGCGCACGGAGACATCTGCACCGCCCATAATCGCGCCGCTGAGACCGCCGACGAGAGCCGCATACGCCACCTGTTGAAATGTCGCGTTTTCTGCGTTCGGGTCGTATGTAATGCGTTTCCAAACGGGGTCAATGAGTTCCTGTACGCCCTCCTCGAACGCCTCGCTTAAAAAGCTCTCTAAAACAACCTTACCGAAAGTTTTACGGGCGGCGGACTTTGCGATTTGCTTACCGACCGTCTTTGCTCCCTCTTTTGCCGTACTCTTAGCAATGTTTTTCGTAATGGAGCCGACGCCAAAGCCGATAGCGTCAGTTACTACCTCCATCACGCCCTCGGTAAAGCCAGACAGGGCACCGTAGCCCCAAGTAGCACCCGTGAGCTCACCCGTCTCGTTATATGCCTCTTTTGTCGCTGTACCTGCCGCGCCGAATCCTGCCACTACACCACCGATAAGACTAGCCGCAACGGGAGACAGAGTACCACCAGAGAAAAATGTAATCGCGGCGGCGGCGGCAACCGTAGCAATCGCAGGTAAGCTCGTACCGATACCGCCTGCGACATCGCCCACAAACTGCCACCCCTCAGAGGGATTAAACCACTCGTCGGCGTGATTGTAGTTTACCCAATCGTTAGCGATTTGCTTTTCCGCCCAATCGTGCGCCCCGAACAAGTCAGCCAAACCGCCTGCGGCGAAATCCCATATACCCTCAATGCTCTGCAAAAAGCCGAGCCCGATTTTCTCAAAGGCATATCCGATACCGCCGAAAAAGCCGCCCTGATTCTTTTCTTTTTGCTCCTGCTCGTACTGATAACGTGCCATCGCCGTTTGGCGTTGATTATCCGTAAGCAAGGCATACGGCGTTTTCTCTTTCGGATTAGAAAGAGAGTTTTGCGCAAATTGATTTTTAATATCCGATAGCGTTGCCATTTAATCGCTCCTTTAAGACTGCAAAAACCGATTGATGTAACCTATAAGCTCCTCGACCGTAACAAGCCCCTTGCCTATTGCGACTTTCAGATACTCGCCGTTGAACGCCGCAAACTGTTCCTCCGTGGCGTAATCTTTCCAATCGTCGTATGTAAACAGTCCGTATTTTTCTATATCCGCCGCCATACGCTCCGCGTCGTACTTGTAATCGTCGTCAAGCTCGAATATGTTGTAGAGCCCCTTTATATCGTCCGTAACGGCAAGCATACCGTTTACGATATTATTGACGTGCGCCGCCGAAAGGACGCTGTAACACTCCGTTTCTCTGCTGTAAATTTCAAAATCGGTGAGCGTAACGACTTGCTTTTTATACTCTCCGTTTTCGCATACAACACGATAAAATTTGTGCCCGATGTAGTCCTTTGCATTGTCGGGGTCTATAATCACATATTTTTTGAGTTCGGTATCAAAAAATCCGTGTGCAAACAGCACCTCGATACTTGCCTTGTCCTCGAAATGCAATTTAAGCACATCGTAATTTTTCACACCGTCATAGAAAATGTACGAGACGGGCGCAATGTCGGTCTCGCCCGTAGTGTGGTTAAATACAAGAACATTGTCGCCTGCTTTCAGTTCCTCGACGGGTATCTGAGAGCCGTCTGCAACGGTTATGAGCGTACCCTTTGCAAAACAGCCGCCGTCCTCCTCTTTGTATTCGCCCGAGAGGAAACCGTCAATCTTTGAGCCGTTTTCGTCGTCAAGCCAGCCCGATTTTTTCATATTCTCCACCATCGCCTTTGCTGTGTTCTCGTCCAGCTTTACGCCGTTTTGATAGAACAGCGACGCGGCGGTAATTGCACTCGAAACGCTTGCATTGTATTTCTTTCTGAGGTCGTCGTACTGTGCCTGCGTAATCTCGCCCCTTTGCAAAGATTTGTCGATACTGTCCGTGCTCGTACCCGAGAAATTTGCTGTGATTTGCGAGGAGTATTCGTCATAAAAGCTCGTCTGAAATTTATTGAGCAAATCGTTATACTGCTCTTGCGTAATCGTATCGTTTTTGAGTGCGGTATCGAGAATATTCTTTGTCATACTGCCGTTTTCAATACTACCCATAAAGCTACTGTAATTCGCCTTATAGGTATTATTCTTGTAGGTAGTGGCGGCGGCAGTAAGGTCTTTAATCTGCTGTTCGCTGAGCCCTTTCTCTTTTGCGATAGCCGCAATCTGCTCGGCGTTGTATGTGCCCTCGTTCGCGTAGCCCAAAAGATTTGCGTAAATGTTACCGTTTTTCTCGTTTTTGCTCGCTCTGATAACATTCTTTAATTCCTCAATCTGAGATTCGGGCAAGCCGTATTCTCTACCCAAAGATTCGATATTTTCCTCCGTATAGTTAGAATCGGGGTCAATCGCACGTTCCCAAAGCGAGGCATAAATAGAATCCGTCTTTTCTTGTTTAGCCTCCGCCTTTTCCTGCTGTTTTTCTTTGTATTCGAGTTCGCTCTTATTGAGTTCTGCCAAAGCGTCCTCATAGGTGGCGTTATTCTGTGTTTTTGCCGCCTGCTCGGTAACATTCGCCTGTTGTACATCGGCTCTCTTTTGGGCGTAAGCCTGAGCATTGATATAATCGCTATATCCGCCGCCCTGTAAGCCCATCTGCGCCAGCGTCTCGGCGTTCGTGCCATAAGTCGCCATATTCTGCGCGTAAGAGGCTTGCGCGTCCACCGCCGCCCGTTCCTTAGCCGCCTCTGCCTGTCTGTCCGCGTCCGCTTTTCGCTTGTCTAACAAGTCTCTCTGTTGCGATAAATACTCCTCGTATGTCGCAGGCGTTTCCGTTGCGCTCGTAGATTGCGGCGCAGGCGTACTTTCCGCTTGCTTAGCCGTGGCGTTTTGTGTAGCCGCATTTACCGCCGCCGTCTTTTGAACAGTCGTAGGCATTTGCGTATTGTTTCCCGTTTTAAGCGCAGTTTTCGCCTGCAACGTAGAAAGATAATCGGAGTATTTGCCTTGCGTAGATGTCGGCGTATTGATTGTAGGCATTTTTGTAACACCCAGACCGCCCGTAACGACACCCTCTTTTGTAACACCGCCACCCGTGCCGCCTATGCCGCCACCGAGCGAATTTACGGGCTTAATATTCAAATTCTGCTTTATGTTCGTAGGCACTTTCGGCATTGTAGGCGTTAAAGCCGAAATGCCGTCCGAATAGGTGCCGCCCGTAGTCGGCTTTACTTTCGTTACGCTCCCGTAACCGCTCCCTGCGCCTGTTAAATTTGCCCCGTAGATGTCTTTATTCAAAACAGATTTTACCGCCATTATTGATTGCCTCCTGCGTTAAAATTATTTAGGTAGTCGATATATCCCTCTGCGCCGTCCGCTCGGTTTTGCTCCGCCGCCACTTGCTCGCGTAGGTTAGCGTTTTCGCCTTGCGCCGCCGCCAACTGTTCCTGCATTTGCTGTTGTTGTGCCTCGATTATGCCGCGTATGCGTTCCACCATATCCCGTGCGTCGGGGTAATGATGTTTCTCCATCTGTTGCCAGAAAATGAGCAATGTCTGTATGTCTTGCGGCGAGCCGTAGCAACCGTTTTGAAAGTTCAGGCGGTTTTCCTGCCAGATAGTCTCTCTCGATTGCTCCACATCGCCCGTAGCGTCCGTTCCGAATAGGTATTGAGCATTGTAATAATATTCGCCGTTTTCGTCGCGCTCAATAAAATCGTACCTGTTAAATTGCGCGTTCTGCAACCTGCCCGTAGCGTCGATATACGATATAACGCGAGGCTCGTCTGCGTAGGCAAGGAAATACTGAAATATAATCTCGTCTATTTCGGCGTATGCGGCGTTTTTCATACGGCGTTTACTGTCAAGCCGACCTGCCGCCTGCGCAACCTGAATCTGCTTTGCCTTGCCGCTCTGCGCCGTGTTATCCGCCTGCCCCTGATAACTGTCGGTAATACCCAAAATACGCTTAGCGTGTTGATAAATTCGCTCCGCTTGTTCCATATCCTGCTGTACCGATACCTGTAAATCAATACGGTTAAACAGTTTGTAATTGTTCTGTCCTACCTTAATCACGTTTTCGTAAAGCGTCTCGTCGAATTGCCCTGTGTAATCGTCGGGTGCCGTAGGATATACGCCTGCTCGCATAAGTTTCGTGAGTATGCGACTTTCCAACTTGTTGATAGCCTGCTGTTGCGGACGCACAAACTCACAGTCGCTCTGCCCGAAAAGGCTGTCCTCCTGCGATGTGTTTTTGCGTATGACGATAGGAAATTTTGTCGGCGTGAAATACGGCAGTTTTGTCTGCTCCATTTTCGGCACTTGCACATCTGCGCCGATAGGTAACATTATGCCGTTTATCTCGTCCATCGCCACGCTCCCGTCCTCTGCGATAGCTTGCTGGCGTTGCGTCTCCATAACCACCTGTCCGTCTTTGATAACCTCAGAGCTGGCGCGGATAAATGAGCCGTCCGAAAGCTGTATATCGTGGTCTAACAGTTCGTACTCGTCGTCCTGCATTTCGTAATCGGGCTTATCGCACTCGCAAAGCTCTTTACGCTTGCCGCAATGCTTACAGATATACTTTTTACGCGAATAGTAATCCTCGATGTCTCGTAATTCGGTATCTCCCGACCAGATGTATTGACAGATTCTGTCCTTTTCGTCTTTGTAATAGCAAACAACGACCGTAGCCGTCTCGTCGTTCTCGGTACCGTTTTCGCTCTCGGTCTCGTCTGCCGTTTCGACACTCACTCCGTACTTACGCACTAAGTCCTCTTTGGTCGTCTCAAAGGAAATAAAGCAGTATTCCATATCGTCGATGTCGAATATGTGCGGCTGTCCGACAAAATGCGTCGGAGCCCAAATCGTAACTTTGACATCGCCCACGGTGTTATGCGTTTTAATCGAATTATCCCACTCAACAAGCCAGATTGAGCCGCCGTATATAGGTGAATATCTTTCGTCGATGTCGTTCATTTTCTCGAACGGGAGACGGTTACGCTTGTTTCGGAGCAGTCGCTCGACGCTCTTTGCGTTTCTGTCGTTTCTTTCGGAATAAATCTCGGGCGTTACAGCCGTCGTCGGCAGATAACTCGAAAATTGGCTCTCGATAAGCTCATAGGTAATGTTTCTGCCCGTCGTAGCAGGTGTATCGGAGCCGTCGATTTCCAGACTGCCCTTGTATTGCTTATCCCACTTTGCAAAGTCCTCCGTCAAACCGTCCATTTCGCCCTTGGCGTTTGCGTAAAGGTCTTTGAAAAAGTCTAATTTGTGTTCCTTGTCGATTTGCATTATAAGGGTAAACCTCCTTTGCGTTTAATTATTAAATCCCGTTCCTCTTGCGTCGTTGCCCGTCTGTAATCTTCCAACTCGTCAGGGCGGTATTTAACGCGCTTGTCTTTCGGAGTAGGCGCAGGGCGCGTCCAATAGATGGCAAAGTATCTGAGTGCGTCAGGGCTATGCGTTATATCGTGCGGCTCTGTCGCGCAGTCGGTGGGCTTTTTCTCGTCGCGCTGTAATTCGGGCAGATGTTTTATAAGCCGTTTACAGTTCGTGAATATGTGCAGTCTCGGATTGCCGTTTGCGTCCTTTTTCAAAAGCTCTTTGATAGCAAGCCAGCCTGCCTCGCGGTCGTTGTTCGATTGTGTAAGCGTCAAGCCTGCCTCGTCAAACAGAATCGCCTTGCTCTTGCCTGTCTCTTGGCTCCTGTTCCATAGGTCGGGTGGCGCAAGCGTCAGGTAAATATCCTCGTCGTCGGTCGTCATATCAAGCATTTTGTGGGCGGCGGTCGATATAGGCAGGTCGCTCTGACAAAGCTCTTTGTACACATAAGCGTTATGCAGAGTATCAACCGCTATCCAATAGCAAGCCAGCATATCAAGCCCATAGTCAAACGCTCTGTACCGCCGCCAATCCGCAGGAATCACAAACGGCTCGCAAGTATGCACGTTTCGGTCAAACTCTCCGAAATACTGCGCCTCGCTTACCTCCCAGCTACCGTACCGCCAGCGTTTCCGCATATCCTCGGGCAAGGAATCAAGCTGTTTTACATAATCGGGGTCGGTCTCCATAAGGATTTTGTTGTCGTCCACGAGCGATTGAATAAACATATAGTCGTCGGGATTCTCGTTAGGCTCATACTCACGCGACACAAACAGCCGCTTTACCCACAGAAAACCAACACCGTCAGGATTGCAAGTCAGATACATTCGTTTCGGAAAATTGTTCGCACCACGCAGACAGGCTTTCATAACATTGAAAACAAGCTCTGTGAACTGCGTAGCCTCCTCTAAGAAAATGACATCATACTCTTGCCCCTGATACTGCAAAGCGTCGTTTTCGTTTGCGAAATAGCAACACTTAATGCGGCTCCCGTTCCTAAACACAAACGCCTTGTCTTGCTCTTTGTACTCGGCAAAGCTCGGCGGCAGGTCGGCTTTCAACGGCAAAATGTGGTTGTCGCGCAGGTCGGCGTAGGTCTTGCGGATAATGAGTATCTTTATGCCAGCCCACTTAATCGCAAGTCGTTTTGCTTTCTCGCGCACACCCCAGCTCTTGCCGCCGCCTCTCGCTCCGCCGAACGCAACAAATTTACGACGCGCGAGGAAAAACTCTCTTTGCTTTGGCTGTGGCTTGCCGAGCCGAACAACAACCTCTACCGCCATTAGTTACTCTCCTCGTCGATGTCGTCTCCCATCACCACCTTGTATGTAACATCGCTCTTTACTTGCTCTGCCATACCGTGGTTATTCGTGAGCAGGAACTTTGAGAAATTGCCGTCGTATTGCTTGTTGGTACCGTTCACGAGCAGGATTTCCTTTTGCTTTTCAAGGGCTCGCGCGTATGCGGTGTCAAAATGGGGGTGTTCTTTGCGCCAATTTGTCAGCGTTCCTACCGTTACACCGATAGACCAAGCAAAGCCCTCGAATGTCGGCAGTCTCGCAGGAATCACCTGTACAGGACGCTTGCCTTTCAGGTCTCCGTTCGGAAAGTAAAACTCCTCGTAGATAATCTGGGGCTCGACGGCTGTAAAAAACTCGATTAACTTGTCGCAGTATTCCTCCTTGTACTTGCAGGGTACGTCGTGGTCTTTCTTAAAGCGTGTTGACTTGCCTACCGTGTTGCCTTTCTTAAATTGCCCAGAGTTAGGCTTACGCTCTTTTTTGGGCGCAGTCTCCGTTTTCTTTTTTCGTGTTGTCTTTTTGGGTGTATCGCTCATTTTATCACTCCCTGAATAAATAAAATAAGCCCCACTCACTTACTGAGCAGGGCTCTAACCTCTATGGGTATTGGCACTGTATTAAGTTTATCATAAGATTAACTCAAAATTGTACCCGAAAATTCCGACAGGCTTTTTTGCCTTATATACTTATTGCATATAACGTACTTATATATATAATAAATTATATAATATACTTAGTCTGTTATACAGTATAGAGCGGCTTACACTTGCGCCTGCATAAACAACATCAATCGTTGTTGCCGCATAATGTAAACCATTCTCAATTTTTCGCAGATGTCTCTGTATTCGGCATTAAGCCTGCGATTATCGGGGTCGTGCTCAATCTTTACCAGAACATTGTATTTCGCCTCGTTCAACTCGATTTCAAGCTCTCCGAACATATCCTCAGCTCTGCCGATTTCGTCAATCCAATCCATCAATTTTTGCGCCGTCATAGCCGCCTCCCGAATTATCCACAATGTCGAATATAGACATTTGGCTGTTGATTAAATCAATCTCACGATTTACGCTGTCAAATGTGCGGTCATAGCGAAAACTATTACTCGCAAGTTCCGTATCTTGTGAAAGTTTTTCAAGCTCCGCCCACAATTCAGGGTACTGCCTTTTGATTGCCGCAAAGCCCTTTACGGAACAGTTCGGACAAAACCAACAACCACCTCGACTGCATTCCTCATAGATGGGCGACAGCAAACCATATCTGCGGCATATCGAATACGTTTCGCTCTCGATTATTCCGTTTTCGGCAAGTAAGCTCCTGCTGTTCGGCTTTAACCTTTGCAGGCGTTCTGGCTCGTCGGCGGCTATGCCGATAATCTGCTCGTGCTCGCCCACATTTTTGTAAAAGTCTCGAATCGGGCGCATTTTTAATCGACTGTTTGCCGCACACCTGCCGCCCATCAACCAACCGCATTTCTTTCCGTTGCGTTCGGCGGTCTTACTGTTTTGTATGCGCGTATTGAAAAGTGTTATGTAGTCTGATTCCGCCTGCAAAACTTTGACTTTATACCCCAGCCTTTCGATAATCGGTATTGCTGTTTCATACACCCACTTTATTTGCTTTGGATTCTCGCCGCTTATGTTTCGGGAACGGTCAAACATAACCTCGCTGAATATGATACCGTCAAGATGTATTCCTTTCTCGTGAGCGATAATAATGCTCGCTGAGCTGTCCTTACCGCCGCTCCAAGATAAATAACGCTCCATAATGCCCTCAGATAAGCAATAGCCCTTTGGCTATTTCGTAAATCGCTTTGCGCTTGCGTTTGTAGTACGAATTGTGCGACATACACCATTGACTTTGGCTCCTGTCGTAACCGCGATTCTCCGCTATGTCGTTGAGAAAATGCTGTCGGCATACCTCCTCGATGTCGGTCAGAGCCTTGTCGATGGCGGCGTTCGTGGCTATGTATGCGTTCAGAGTTTCGTCGGACACCGAGCCGTCGCGTATGCAAAGCTCCTTACGGGAATAATCGGCGCATTGCGCCCGTACAACCTTTACAACTCCGCTCGGTAGCTCGTACTTATAAAATTGTCTCGGTCGCCCTACGGGTCGTCCGCTTGCTACATACGCCATCTGTACGCCTCCTTAGCCCTTGTTTTCTTTCGCCTCTGCCAGCACCTGCGCCATAAACGCCTTGTAGTCCTGCTCGCTCATATAGAGCTCACAAACGCCCTCACATCGCTTTAACGGGTCGTCCTTATCGCACAGGCAGAAATCCCCGACGAATTTCTTTCGGTAGAAAAAGGCGCATTTCTCGGGTCTTACACGCTTAGCCATCACAACATCTCCGCATAGCACCAGCTCTGAGGTGCTCGTTTGATAATGAGTTTATCGCAGATAATACCGTTAGCGGCACAGAATCCGTCGTCATAATCTGCGCAGTCTTTCATACCGCAGTCCGCCTTTTTAAGCGGTTTCATAAAATCGGTAAGTTCTTTCGGCTCGTCGTATATCACGAGCTGGGAGATGTGCAAAGCGTACAAGTCTTTGCGGTAGTGGTCGGTATATTCCAGCATTTCCTTTGGAGAAAGACGACCGCGCTCCAAAATTCGATTGTTTATTGCAAACGGATTCACAAAGCCGCCTTTGACTACCTCCACCATATCGTCGCAGATAAATTCGCCTATAACGTGGCGACTTATGCCTTTATCCGAAAAAGCCCTTGCAATCGAGCTACAAAAAATATTGCCTTGCGTACAGTAAATAAAGCCTTTATAGTCTTTTTTGCTTTTAGGCGGTCTCGTTCTAAACTCCCACTCCTTAACGCCGTCTATAATGCGTTTGCAATGTTCAGGCTGTATTGAGAATAATACCGAATCCATCACTCCACCTCCACATCGTATTTTTTACAAAGTTCCACAAGCCAAGCTCCGCCGTAATGCTTGCTTACCTCGTCCAAAATCTTTTTTGCTGTTTCCTTTTCTGCCGTTTCGTGTATCTTTAAGCGGTCAAATATAGTGAGCCTGCTTTTTGTGCTCTCTGCTATTTCTAATGCCCTTTCGAGCTGTGCAATTCTTTCCGCCGCCTGAGCGTCAAACATAGCCTGATGGCTGATTATCTCACCTTTACGGTAGTTAGCATTCTGTAATTCTGTTACGATTTTACAAACAGTACAAGGCATACTAAGGGCACCGCCGCAAAACTCGCAATATTTACAATTCGGACATTTTGCGCCATAACGTAACACCTTATCGACAATGCTTACAAGTTCCTCAAACTCTTTCTGCTCGTCTACCATAACTCCTCCTATGCCAACAGGTCGATATTCTGGTAAGTGTTGCCTACAATTTCGCCGTTCTCAAAATTCACATCGTGCAAAACCGTCTCGTCCGACAGCACAACCACAAACTCCGTGCTCTTTTCCAGATATACGACGGCTCCGATAAGCTCTCCGAGCTTTAAGATGTCGCCGCTGTATATTTCCTTGCCGTTCTTGTCTCTGCGCCCGATATACACTCCAACGCTCTTAGAATCGACGGTAGCCAGCTTTATGGGCTTATCCATATTCCAATCCGCCATACCGTCAAAAACGATGTAATGCTCATATTTCGGCTCTTTATCGGCGGCAGTTTCGCCGCTGAATAAAACAGGACAAATCTCGTAAAGTTGATGTTTGAAATACGCTCCGTAGTACCACCGCTCCGTGTCGCGGTCATAACCTCTGCTTTTAATCTCCATCGCTTTCGTCCTCGTCGTCCGCCGCGTCTTTTTCTTTTTCGGCTTTATTCAAGAGTTTAATCTCTGCCATCGCCTCCGCATAGTTATCGGTCAAACAACTTTCTAAATCCGATACCTTGCCGTAAGCGTATTTATCGAATTTCATTGTTGTAATGTCTGAGCCTGTAACCGTGATATTGTTTCTGGAATAATAGCCGCTGTCGTCGTTCGTGCACTCAAAATCAAGTTTCAGACAGTCGGTATTTTGCGTAACACTTATTCCCGTAAGGCGATATTTGCGAATATACCATTGTCTTGTAACACCTACGACAATCCTGTTGCGCCAATTTCCGTGGCATTTCGGACACTCGTATTCTTTGTTGTCAAGCCCTTTTAATTTGCCTGTTTTGCCGCAGGCGGGACATTCTGCTCGCTGTTCCTTTTGACGGTATGATATTGAATAATATTCTCCGCTGAACGTGGGCACAAACTTAGGCTCACCCTGCGCGTCGTCCGTTTGGACGGTTACGCTCGTAACAAATTGCTTTGCTCCGCTATTTATGATTTTTTCGATTTTCATTGTCGATGTTCTCCTTGTTTTTGTTGCGCCGCCTTATAGCGTCGGCAATCTTTTTCAGACCGAAAGCAAGCCCAATCTGTAACGGAATCGCAGGCGTGAGCGGTAGCGTCCAGAATCCCATATACGCCACGCAGATTGTGAAATACCACGGGTCGAATATGAGACCGAGTACGCCGCCGACAATCACGGGAGACCAAAATATGAGCTCCGCAATTATCAACCACAAGAGCATACCCTTGTTCAGAATTTCACGCCTGAGCCATCGCCACAGCCTTTTGAGCTTTTCTTTCATTTCACCTGCCACGGCAATATATCTTGCCTGAAATCGTCGCCCATAATTCCGCGCAGGCTTTCTTTCATAAACACTTTGATTCCGTATAGGTCTGCCGATTCAACAATGCAGGCGACCCAATCCTTTTGCGGTATGACTTTTTCCTTGCGATTGCCCGTTTCGGCTCCGATAATAACCAATTTCAAAGCATTGTCTATGTACGGCATTATGTCTACCGCCTCCAAAAGCGGCTCTACGCTTAGAAAATCTACGCCCAGAGGCTTTATAGTAAACGGTATGTTATTCGTTACGCTCACGCCGACAAACAGGTTAAACGGGCGAATATTTGCCTCTTTTGCGAGCCTTGCGCGTTCTTTTGCATAGAGCCCGTCCAGACGCTTTGTAAGAGCGATATATCGGTGCTGTGGATTCGCCGCCAGCGTCGTCATAACCTCGTCAAACCAATCTTGCCGCCAGCAACCAATATCGCTCATACTGTCGATAAAAACGCTTTTCGGCTTTTTGCTTTCAAACTGTTTCAGACGTTCACGAAAAAACTCAGGCTGTTTCCAATTCTTTACGATATGAAAGCGGCAGTTTATTTTCTCGCCGTAACAATATTTGCAACCGTTCTTACAGCCCACAACGGGATTTATCGTACAATCGCACCAATCAATTTTTGTTTGTTTCATTGTTAGCCTCCCGTAGCAATTCATAGCTCGCGTTCATTGTTTTGTTGGCTTTGAGTAGATAAGCAAAAAGGTTGTTGCCCGTATGCTCCTCGTAAATCTCAATAAACTTTATCACCGCGCACTCGTTTCTCTTTTTTACGATTTCAACAAGAGCCTCCGTATGTCCTGCTTTGTTATCGAACGAGTAAATATACCTGCCGCCGACCTTAAACTGATTCTGGCATACTTTCATTTTTGCTCCCTGTCTTTACAGCCCTTAACCTCTAAACACCTACAACCGTGCTTTTTGCAGTAAGCGTAGGCGTGATTCATACCGATTGCGTGATAGTTCATAGGCTGATAATAGTCGCTCCACGTTCTACGCTCGTGATGTTTGCATTTTTCGCAGTCCTTTACTTTCATTTCAAGGTTTCCTCCGCCTTGTCTTTCGCCGCCCAAAGGCATACCCGTATTTTGCGACGGATTTTGCAGGTGTTCAGATATTTAATCCCACAAAAGCCGTCGCACGGGCATATACAACAAGGATTTGATGTTACATAGTCAATCGCCTGCCTTGCTTGCTTGTCGGCGTTTAGCGTCCGCATTATCGGATTCATAGCCGCCTATCCCAGAATAACAACCTTTTCCGCCGCAATCTCGTCCGCAAAAGCCTTTTCAAAGAAAACTCTGATATTCTCCTTTGCTTTGATTTTCCACGCTCCGCCGTCCGCCTCGTAAAGAGCAAAAACGGTCTTGTCGCTTATTCTGAACAAAAACTCGGATTCGGGCTGTTTAACCTCGATAAAGGTACGGAACGGCGCGAGCTTGTAGATGGGCGACACTTTGACATTCGACGCGAGCAATGCACCCTGCTTTGCGACAACCTGCTGTGTAATCCCGTCGTCCTCAACCTCGACGGATTCAACGCTGGCAACTTTCTTTAAGAGTTGTAACAGATTCGCGGATTCCGTCGTCTGCACAAAGAGCGAGCGTATTGCTATGACGAATTTTTCATAGTCATAGCCCCTGCCAAAATCAAAACGATTGCCCTCTGCGACCGCGCTGTACGGCTGTTCGCGTTCTTTTTCCGCGTCCAACGAGGATATAACCGATACGCATTTTTCCGATTCGATGTTGATATAAAGAGGGCAATCGAATCTGTTTATCTCGCGCTTAACGATTGCGACGATAGACGACAAATCCGAAAACTTAATCTCTCTCGCCGTATTCTTTACAGGCTTAATTTCCGTAAGCGATTTTGTGGTAAAACGACGGTCTCCGACCTCGATAACCTGCACTTTGTTTTCCTCGACAATCTGCTGAATGTCTTTTACGATGTTGTTGTTGGTTTCCATAGTTTTTTATTCCTCCGTTTTATCGATTTTTACTATGTTTGTTTCGTGGATTTCTCCGAATACATCTGCCTGCCCGTCGATATAACCGCCGCCGCTTTCTACAAGTTGGTATGTGTTGTCGATTAAAGCCATAGCCATTTGAGCGTGGACGGCGTTCGTGGGTCTGAGCGTCTTTTTGACGGTAGTTTTGATATTTACCGTCGTTCTGTTGTTGACGGGCGTAATGCTCATTTCTACGACGAGCTTACGCGGTTTTTCGTCGGTATTGGGATTTTGCAAATTCTCTATGACCTTTATAAGCTCATAGTTAATGCGGTCTAACGCCGCCGCATTTGCAAATTCCAAAACGCTTGTAACTTGTTTCATAATGTGTGCCTCCGAATAGGATTATTTTTATACCGTGCCGCAGTCCAGAATCGCCGCATTGTACAGAGCCGCTATAAGGTAACTTGCCTTGTTCTTTACCTTGCCCTCCGTGTACCGCTTTTCCACATCGCGCACAGCTTGGTCTAAGTTTGCGATAGTGCCGTTTTTCTTTATGTGAGAGCCCAGCACCTGCAAATATTGCCAGACGGGGATTTGCTTGCGGTTTATCACGACATATTCCTTTGTCTTTACCTCGTTAATGATTTTGTCGAAAAGGTTTTGATGATCGCAAATATTCCGCTGAAATAGCTCGTCCAGCGTCGCCGCCTCCATAAAGTCGTCGAAACGCCGCTGTATCTGCTCAATAAAATACTGCTTTCCGAGCTCCTTACGCTCCTCGTCTGTTATATCCTCAGGAATATCGGGATTAAACTCGTGATAGAATTGCGCAGGCATTTCGGTCGTGTCGTCGGCTGGCGCAGGCGGCTCCGATTCGTGCTCTTTGCTCCATCTACTCTCCGCCGCCGCAGTACGTTTTTTTGACAGTTCCTCCCGTTTTTGCAAGTTCTCAATCACGCGAGAGGAACATATTTTGCCTTTCCTAACCTGAAACATACCGTACTTGTAGACAATATCGTTAGCCATTTTTTCCTCGGCTCTCAGGTCGTAGGCTATTGATTCTAATTCGGATTCTTTAATGAATCCTCCCTGTTCGTGCAGGATTTCCACGAGGCACCAATAAAAGCCGTAGCCAGCCAATCCCCAATCCTTGCGTACATCGCGCAGATGGTCTCTGCTGTGGTAGTCGTGGCTAAAATAGTTTTTTTCTCGCATAATCTCCTCCTGTCAGAGAGTTTCGTTGCCGTATGAGGACTGCACCTCGTCGATGTCGATTCTTAACATAGGCTCTGTTCCGTACCATTTGCAGGCGGCAATCTCAACAACCTGCGTATCGTCCTTGTACGCTATCTTGTTCAGAGCGTCGCAGACGACCTTTACAACATTGTCGATGTCTGGCTTTATCTGAGGGCGTATATGCCCGTCCAGAGCCGCCGTAGCGCGTTTCTTGCTGAATGATTTGGGTATCTGGTAAATAGCCTGTATCGTGATTTTTACGGGCTTATCCCAGAACGGAGACGGAGCACCGCCGAGAGCTTGTATGTATGAGAGGTTTATCAAGTTTTCGTAACTCGCCGTCTTTTCGGGCGTGTATGCTCTTGCATAATTGCCCCTCACACATACTCGCGCTCTTTGTTTGCCCTGAGGTTGTCCGTAGACCTCAATGCGCATTGTTATCCCCGACGACATCTACGTTTTCGGGCTCGACATCAACCACGCCGTCGTCAAAAAAGCCGTCCTCGTCAAACTGTTCGGGAGTATTTACGCCTGCCATTTCCTGCACGATTTCGTTGCGGATAGCGTTTTTGTTCTCGTTGAACTCGCTCCCCTCGTACAGTTCGGCACCGTCTCTGTCGAACGCCTCCTGCATATCAATCGACATAATGCCCCACTTGGATATAAGCTGTCTGAGCATAGTCTTGTATGCCATACCGTCGAAATCCTTGTACCAGAAAGAGCTGTATTTCCACATTTCCGCCTCGGGCACTTTGCCTGCCTCGAAATCGGCGTAAGAAACTCTGTCGTACTTAGGCTGTTTGCCTTTCTTAGCCTCCAAACTGAACGCTTTGGAATACTTGTCGGCGTGGAGCAACATTTTTTTCTTGCTCCAATACAGGCTCTTTTGAAATCCGTTTACGAGCTCGAAATATGCGTAGTAGCCGACCGTCGCCGCTCTTTCGCGTTCCTCGTCGTCCGCGATAAGATTGACCTGCAAATCCTCCGTGAGAGGATTGTAACTCACAAACTCGCCCTCTTTGACGGCAACCACATTGATTTTTCTGTACTTGCCCGAACGGATTGCAAGCTGGATATAGCCCTTATATCCGAGAATAAACGTAGCGACCGTGCGCCCGTTCTTGTTATCCTCGAACGGCACCATATACGCCAAGCCGAGCTGAGGCGACAAGCTCAAATCCAGCGCGTTCGCAAGGAGCGCGGACGAAACAATGGTAGTAGGCTCGCAAGCCTGCAATGCAGGCGTAGTCGATGTTGCCGAGATAATGGACGAAATGAACTTTTGCGCCTCTTTCTCGGAGCCAATCATACCGTTAATCCACGTTTTGATTTTCTCCTGACTGAGATACCCCGAAATCGTGAGCTTTTGGCTCGGTGCATTGTTACTTGTTTTCTGTAAAGAATTTTTGACAGCCATTTTAATATCCTCCTGTTAGGCTCTTTCAAATTTGATTTTGTTTTCGTTCATAAACGCTTTCAGCGCGTTAAGCTGTGCCGCCGTACCCGTTACTTTGAACGCAAGGCTAAACACCTTTTCGTCTGCCGCCGCCACGGGTTCCTGTACGGGCGCAGGCTCGTCTTTCTTAGCCTCTGCCGCCAACTGTTCCTGCGCCGCCTGCAAAGCCGCTATGCGCTGTTTTTCAGCCTCTATGCGCTTGTGTTCCGTAATGGCGTTCGCAAGGCTCAAATCCTCAAAATATTTCTGTTTGATTGCAACGACATCGCCGCCCAGAGCCTCGATGGTCGCAAGCTCCGTTTTGATTTTCTCGATGGCGGCGTCAATCTCTTTTTTAATCGCCGTCATACTCTTGCTGGCGTTAAGCCAATCGGACTGTTGAATTTTCTCGAAAGAAATAAACACACTAAGCTCCGCAGGGAAAACCTCTGCAAAATACGCCTTAATCTCCGCGAGTTTATGCTCTTTGCAGTCGGTCTCCCACACTTTAACCTGTGTGTCTATGGTCGCCGTTACGGAATCCACGACAGCAATAACCTCGTTAATCTCTTTCGTGAATTTATCCAACGGCAAGGTGTAAATTTTCTTAATTCTCAGACGCTCGTCGTTGAGAGCCTTTGAGAATTTGTTAAGCGTCACTCTGTCCGCTTTTGCCTCTGCGATGGAATCTGCGTCGTAGGTCTTGCCCTGATAAGCGACAAGACGCGCCTTTACGCCCTCCATCAGTTCTGCGTTATTAAACGCAATCATAGCAGGCACCAATTTTTCGATAGGTGTTGCCAGCCTTAAAGTGAGTTCGTTGTTTGCCATAATATCCTCCGATTTTTATTGATTTTCTTAGAATTGAGGGAGCACACGCGCAGGACACTCTTTGCGCTTTACATAGCCCCAAAATTCGTGTTCTGCCTCGTCGAGCAATTTCATATCCGCAAGCACATCTGCACTCTGCGCTATGAGAAATCTTTGCCCCTCAGTCTTTACCTGTTCGTCCTCGTTCCTTTCGTTCCAGCGAAACTCGGCGTTCAGGACTACAAACTTACGCCTCGTTACCAGCATTTGGTGTAAAGTCTGTATGTAGTAGTTTTGTGGGATTTGTCCTCTCCAATGTTCCCACGTTTGCCGCGAATCCACGACGACCGTCTTGCCCTCGTACACGCCGAGCTCTTTGCTCCGCTTGTCCGTCAGCTCACCGTCTAAACTCGCAAACTGAAATCCGTCTTTTCGGTACACGACCGATTTGTTTACTTTCACCCTGTACCTGTCGGCGTACTGTAACGCAAACAGCCCTACAAGGTATTTTTCTGCCTTAATGCCGTATTGCACCCTTTCCAGCTCGTCAAGGTCTTTCGGCTTTTGCAGACCCATTTTTTGCTCCCAGAGGTCTATGTTCGACATCGTGTTTGAATATCCAAGCACCGCCGCCGCCTCGCTTGCGCCTATGCCCGTTTTGCGGAACGCAAGCCATTCGGGAGAGTTGTGTTTGAGTTTGATAATCTCGTAGCTCATACTTGCCTCTGGGCGCATTGTGCGTGGTATAAACTCCACATCTGAGCTACAACCGTTTCGCGCTGTTCGTCCGATAATTCGCCAAGCCGTCTCTCGACGACCGACAACGACTGCGTAAGGTATCTTTCCGCCATAGCTCTTGCAACATCTTTTCGCATAATTGCCTCCTACGCTCCCGTTGCTTTCGCAAAGTCTTTGAATACCTGTTGCCGCTCGTTTCTAAGCTCTGCAACGGGCTCTACCCTCAATTCGGGGTGTTCCTGTTGTAACTTGCGGCGGCACCGTGTGATACTCTCCATCTGCCTGAGCTTGCCGCTATTCGCCAGCTCCGCAAATGGCTCTTGCGTGTTGATTCCCAAGCGTCTGAATACGCCCAGCAACAACTCTGTATCGTTGCTCCGTGCCTGCTCGTTCTCGACGAGCTCCGCATACACAACCTTTTTCAACTCGACCAACTTTTGCATATTGCACCTCCTCAATTTGCTTTTGCATAATATCCGTACACGCAACGGCTCCCGTCTCGTGTGCAATCGTATGTGTCGTGCACAACGCCGTCAATTACCGCCACCTCGTGCCTGCTCACACTCACTACAAGCCGTCCACTCGGCAACTCGTCTTTGCGCAAATGTACCGTACAGCCTTTACCGATATCCATTGTCGGGTGCCATTTCCACCCCAGCCGTTCCATAACTTTGCGTATGGTGCCGATGTAAACGCCCGTTCTGGCACTCGATTTTCCTCTCTTGCGCTTGCTCGCCCTTTCCGACTTTGCCGTTTCGTTTATGAGGTCATAAACCTCTTTGTACGGCATTTCCGTCGCAATCGCTATTGCCCTGCATACACAATCACCCGTTTTGCCCTTAAAGCCTGCCGCCTCTCTGCCGCCATCGTCAAACACAAAGTCCATAATGCCCTCCGTGCCTTAATTCGTCTCTTGCTTTGCGATATACTCACGCACCGCCTCTCTGACAACATCGCTAAGGCTTAATTCTCTGGGCTTGCCAAGCTCAATGAGCTTGTCCTGTACCTCTCTTGATACAAGTGCGCCGACATAGATTTTGTCTTTTGCGACCGTCTTGCCGTTCGATTCGCTTTTTACTGCCATTTGACACCTCCGAAAATAAAAAAATGGGCTTACCAGCTAAGGTAAACCCATAAAGGAATTGCCAAAAATTAAAGGCTTGCCCCAACTGACAAGCCTATTGTAGAACAACA